ATGTCAAAATTTGGAAGCCTTCGCAAACTCCCCTCCGGCAAAATTCAAGCCCGCTACAATCATCAAGGCACAACCCATAAAGCCCCCGAGACGTTCAGCACTAGACGCCGCGCCATCGCATGGCTTGCAGAAGAAGAAAAGCTCATCGAATTCGACGAATGGACACCACCATCACACCGCGAACAACAAAAAGCCAAAGCAGCGGAACAGGCAAACGCCCACACACCAACAGTGGGCGAGTGGTTCAACATCTACTACGCGTCACTGAGTAGCAGACCGAAGCCCATCAAGCAGTCCACTCTGCAGAACTACCAGCGCACTGTCTCTAACCGCATCACCGCGCCACTACCGCCGGGGGATATTAATCCTGACATCATCCGGCTGGCTGGTATCCCCATCACGGAGCTGAAGAAAGATGACATCTACCGCTGGTGGGATGCGATCAACGCGGAATATTCGACGATCACGACGAACCAGCGCGCCTATAAGTGTCTTAGCTCAGCTATGAAACACGCCGTCGAGCGTGAGCTTATCCCTGCTAATCCTGTCCAGATCAAAACGGCATCTGTGAAGGTGAAGCCGAAAGAAAAGTACCTCCCATCTGATGCTGAGCTGGAAGCGATCATGGAAGCCACGTCACCGCGATATAAGGTGCTAACTTCGCTGACCTTGTTTCATGGGCTACGCATTGGTGAAGCGATCGGTCTAGAGCGTAGGCATGTGAAGGTGCATGGTGCGGTACCGTATGCTCCGCGTGTAGTGGTCACGGTCGAGCAAAACGCGCAACGTCTCACCGAGACGCTAGAAGACGGCTCCCGGCACACGTATTTGATGTGGCAAACCCCTAAAACGGAATCAGGGTACCGTGAGGTCCCGATCATGCGACGCCACACCATGCTGTTCCTTGAGCACTTAGCAGCGTATGAGCCTATGGCGTGCGAGATTAGATCCACAGACGGCCCCCGCACCATTACCCCGCTGACCGTAACGGCTGCCGGTGCTCCAGTCATGGACACCAGCTTCAGAAGCAGACTCAACACTGCTGAGACACGCGCCGGCGTGACAACGGAAATTGACCCGCACTGCGGCAGGAATTGGCTGATCACACGACTGGCAGAACAAGGCGCACACCTGAAGGAGATCGGTGCGCTGTTGGGACAGTCTGATCTGGAGACGATCATGAAGGTATATATGAAGGTTCGCGCCGGGCGTACTGACACGTTGATGGATAAGGTGAATGACAGCCTAGGGTAGGGGGGCTGTGGTGTGTTTATGGGTGATTTTTTACTGGGCTGCCGGGCCGATTAGCGTGCCAGGTTTTGACTTCCTCGGCATCCCAGAGCGGGGTGCGTAGATCGAGGTGTCCGACTGGCTGGGGTGTGCGCCCTTGGGCGGTGTAGGTTGTCCATGTGGAGGGTTTGATGTCGCAGTGCTGTGCGCATTCTTTGACTCTCCAGAGGGTTTTGCCGGTGTCTTGGTCGATGATGGTCGGGGTCATAGCTTAGCCATTTCTTTTTTGTATGTACGGTATATGCTACGGCTTTCCTGTGTGAGGATTGCTGTGAGGGGTAGTGCTATAGCTATTGCTAGTGGGGTGGAGTTGAGCGTGAGAACGTTAAGAAACATGAGCAGTAGTCCGATGTTGGCCAGCTTATGGTTGGTGATTCGTGTCTTCATGGCTGTAATATAAGGGGCGGTGCCCCAGTCGAGATAACCTGTTTTTATTTCGACCGGGGTTGCCTTATTTTCCTTTCTTTTTGTCTAGTTTTTTCATTTGTATCTTGTAGCTAAGGATTAGTTCTAGGGTTCGGTTTGCGGCCGTGTATGTTGCGTATAGCGCTACGAGCCACCATGGTAGGTTGTCCCACATTTTCACCTCCTTTCTTCTTGTATTTAGTATAGCGCTTTAGGCCGCTATGTGTCAAGTGGGGGATTATACCTAAGTTGGTGCTTTTTGGTTAAAGGGGGGTAGTGAATAGCAGTGAATACCCATAGGATCAATATTCGGGATAAAATCACCCGGTGTCTGTCATTACCCCAGATCCCTCACTTGACCCCGCACACCTAGTTCGCGGATGCAGGAGCCGGGAAAGCAATTTCAAAGAAGAATTTCACGTAGGGGTTTTCCAAGCAATTGCGGCAGCGGCAGGCTGCATATACAGTAAACCGGCTATAGATATAGGTATAGACGCCTCTCTTATCCATCAGACAAGCGACGCGCTCGATCGTATGTGTATCAACTTCCAACTCAAATGCACAGAAAAGCCGACTACCTCATCAAATGGGCTCCCTGTCCAACTCTCTATTGAGCGCTATAATGAAATGCGTGCAACTGGGAAAAACATTCCGTTCATTTTAGTAGCGCAGCACATCGTACCTAATGATGATGACTGGGTTGATTGTTCTGGGGAATATAGTGAGTTTCGCGTTAATAACTATTGGGTCAACTTGACTGGATATCCACCCGCAACGTCTAAAAGTAAAGTTTGGGTTCTTGTGCCAACAGATCAAATCTTTGATGATGCTGCACTTATTAAGATGTTTGCCCAAGCAAGGAAAGGGGTGTTAGCAAAATGATACACACCACTCAAGCTTTAGAGCTTGCGCTTGGAGAATTACGATGGAAAAACGTTAAAGGGGCAAACTCCGGGTTGAACCTGTGGGTTCCTACCGAGGGTAGTGAGCTTATACAAGGACTTAAAAACATTGATGAACTAGGTGTTTTTGTTCCGCTTAATGAGGATGCTCCAGATTATGGGCGCAATGTTCAGTACGCCGTAGCGGAGCTTTCAAGAGTTGTTCCAATTAGCCTTGAGAAATTACTTGATGAGGCTCAACTACGTTTAGATCAAAAGCTTGATAAAGTGTTCATTCATTTTGAAGATGATTCAACAGGCGCCGGTGCTGTTAACTTAGCGAAGGGAATCGACCTTTTTTCTGGGTTAAAAACTCTCTTGTCGACTGGCGCTCGTTTTTCACGCGATCAGCGCGCACGATATTCGAGTTCTGGAAATGTCATTGCAAATAATTTTCTAGAAAGTTGCTTACTGGGACAAACCGAGGTCGGTAGTTTTATAGCTTCTGCGTTGATCCCAGCATCGAAAAACATCAAAGCAACTAATAACAAAACTAAAAAAGCGCACATGGAAACCACGGGACGCGAAATCACTAAATCCATGGTTGCAGCATTGCAGGGGACGCGAGAGGTTCTTGATGAATACCTTGAATCGCCAAAAAATGAGGTTTTTGAGTTTGGTATCAGTAACGGCGTTTCCTACGAGATGCTAGAAGGTGTTGAGCAAATTGTTGGCACCAAAGAGTCTGAAATTAGTTTTGAGTTTTTACCGCTGCCTTCAGATGAGGGGGAGCCTTTTCATGTAACACCGATTGTGTTTTCTCCGGAGCATAAACGAGCGGCGAGAAAAGGGAAAGAGGTTCTTTCTAAAGCTCCTCAAGAACTTCATGTAGCTGTTGCTGGTGAAGTCATCGAGCTACGAAGGACACTGGAGGACACAACGTCATCGCGTATCCGTATTCGTGGTGATATTCAGGGAAAGATACGTACTCTTGGGGCAAGTCTAAGTGCGAGTGATTACGAGAAGGCTAGTCGCGCACATATTGATAAAAGGCAGCTGTTTATAAAAGGTACTGTCAAGCAGGGGGTTTTTACTGAGGTTGAGCTGGTCACGGAGACTAACGATCCTGTTGCAGAGGAGAGGTTGAGTTCAGCTGAGGCGTCTTTCACGCTGTTTTAACGAGATAGCCCCTAGAGTCCACCTAGGGGGCTGTGTTTTTATGCCGTGATTTTTTCGTACGTTCTTTGCCACACCTCAACCAAACGCGGGGCGGCTTCTAGTTCATAGGCGATAACGCTTTATACTAAAACCATGCTGCCTGAAAAGCTCTCGATTAAATACGAGGGGCCTGACGTAGACGACTACACCATAGATGCAGAAGACCTTGGCACAGCCCTCCTAGCGTTCAGTAAGCTCAGTCGAGAAACCTTTAAAGTTGTCGCCCCAACAGATAATCGCACGCCCAACATGAGGGTTAATGCAACCCGTCCCGGATCGTTCATTATTGATATGAGTATCGCCTTGACGGTCATGGATCACATTAAAGGACTCTTTGACAGCGATCGCATAGGGGAGTACGCGAATTGGGTAACTGTGTCTGGGCTGAGCCTTCCTGCCATAATTGGATACGGCATAAAAGTTGTTCGTCGCCGCGCAAAGGGGGAAGCTATTTCTGTTGATGAATTGGCTCGACAGGTAGGGGATCGTAAAGCAGCGGACAGAATTTTGGGCTTGGCGAATCAACCCCAGTTTGTTGATTCGGTTAAGAAAGTTGTTGACCCTTTGGTTCGCAACCAAGGCGTAATTAACTTTACCTATATCGATTATTCCGGCAGTTCAGTGGTCATTAACCAAAATGAGGCACACGCTATACAGCGGATTGATTCGGATGAGGAGCCTACTGTGTCGGTCGTTGATGTTGTGGCTACCGTGGCTACTCCTCATTTTGATGAGCCGCTAAAACGTAAATGGAGGTTAAAATGTGCGGAGTATGGGACTTTTATGGCAAGCCTGTTAGACACTGATTTTGCTGAGCATGTGACGGCTCATCAGGTTCGGTGTGATGGGGTTCGTTTCAAGGTGAAGCTGCGAGTTGAGGAAGCTAAGGGGCGTAGCCCGAGGTTTGAAATTCTTGCGATGTCCCCAGAAGATAGTAGTGGTGTGCAGACGCTGCTGTAGTTAGTGTATGTCCCAAGGTTGGGTGCGGGACAGTGTGAGCAAAAACCCTACCCAAACGTAGAAAGTTTTTACATTTGGGTAGGGCTTTGTTGTTTCTAGCATTCGTTATGCGGATCTATTTGCTTCCAACGGTCAGGCGCTGTGCCTCGCATTTTAAAACCTGATATAAGACTTTTAGCATCAACAGTGTATCTTACAATTGCTTCAATACTGCTAAGAAGTTCGTTGATATCTTCTTTGTCTGAGTCTAGGAAATCTAGAATAGTTTGACGAACATGTGCTTCTTGTTCAAAAGATAAATTCGCTACGTAGCAGGCTTTATCGAAAGCTTTGTGTTTTTCTGGGGCGTGACTTAGTAGTATGCGAAGCCTACTCTGGTTGAGTTCGAGCTGTTCAATACGCTGGACAAGTGTGCTTATGTCTGGTTGGTTCATAGTGCTAGCCAGGCTACTACGTCGGCGATCATTAGGGCATCGGAGTGGCCTATGATAGGTGCAAGAGCTTTATATAGGTCTTCTTTTACCCGATGATGAACTAGATCAGAGAATTCAGCTACTTCGTCGATTTTGTCTGCAATGGTGTTACTGTTGCGAAGTATTTTATCTCTTGCCTGGTCATCGAGAGTACGTCCTGCTCGCTTGATGAAGCTATGGGGTGCGGTGCGTATGAGTTGTGCAATGCCTTTGAGGGCACTTTTAGCTATAAAGCCTTTGAATCCAAATAGTTGTTCGTCTTCTTGAAGATCTGCATCTGGTTGAACGGAATACTCAGTGGTGTTGGGGTGCCTAACTGAAGGTGTGGTGAGGGGTACTGCAGATACTGGGGCTGTAGTGCATGTTAGCCCTAAAATTGTGGACATGATGACTGCTAGTCGTTTCATGAGTTGATCCTTATCCTTTTGATCTGTTCTATGCTGGTGCTGATACTAGGTCAGCGGTATAGGCACAATGTTATTGTGTCGGTGTGTTTTTCGATAGGGCTTTGGGGGATTTTATGTTCAGTGGGGGTAGGGCTTGTTTTATGCTGTGATTCTGTCATGCATATCCCGCCACACCTCAACTAGCCGCACCGTCACACCTAGCTCATAGGCTATAGCGCCTATATGCCCGTCGTGTAGTTTTTCGGCGAGGCGGTACTCAGCGGGGGTGATGAGTATTTGGGCGGCGAATTGGTCTGCTCGACGTTCGAGGCGTGGGTCGCCGTGGATGTCATCACCGTGCCACGCGTGCCCGAGTTCGTGGGCTAGGACTGAGTTGTAATTCCATCGGTCTAGCCCGTGGCGGATGAGGATGAGCCGGCTGTGGTGTATGTACATGCCGTCTATCCCTTTTGGTAGGTCTTTGGCCTCAAGGATACGCACGCCTAGATGTTGAGATAGCTCGTCTAGGTTCATGCTGTTTTCTCCTTATGGCGATTCTGGTTCTGTAAGTTCGGTCGTGGCTGGGTGCGCGGCTCCACGGAGTTGGTACGCTTCGCGGATCGCTGCGGCTGCTTCGTCATCGCTGATGGCTCTGACATGCGGGGGAGGTACGGGGGTGTTACGACGGCGTTCGGCCAGCTCGTCGATCTCGGGGGCCATGGTGGCAGGGTTGAGTCTGCGGGCCAGTTCCAGGGCGAGCTCACCGTCCTCGGCGGTGGCGACTAATGCGCCGTCGCTATCCAGATATTCAAGGACATCTGAGTGGGGGAGCCTTTCAAGCTCGACGAGTGCAAGTGTGCGGTTAATGCCTAGTCGTTCGCAGATAAGTAAGAGGTCGTCTGAGGTTAGGGTTCCGGAGTTGAGCCGAGTATTCACGGTTTTCCGGGTTACTCCAAGCATCTCGGCGACTTCACTGTCGGTGACGCGTCGGTGCGCGTTTTCGCTTAGCCATTGTTTGATGTCCATAGTTTGAACCCTAGCATAGTGGGTAACTTTTTACCCACTAAACAGTGATTTAGCGTGACAAATCGTAACCAAACTACCCCCTTTTGTGCGCTATTCGTTACACGGATATTGACGGGAGATTTTTACCTGTGTAGATTATGTTACACAACAGCAACAGAAAAGGAGCGAAAGGGAATGCTACTACTCAACCTAAACGAAATTGACCGCGTAAAGCGCTTAAATAATCTTACTTCAAACACCTCGCTTGCGGAACGAACAGATCTGTCGCGAAAGACTTGGTCAACCGCAACTACATCGAGAAAGCCCACAATCGCGGTTCTTAACGCGCTCGTTGCGCTAGGGGCAAACCCCGCACGGTTGCTAGTTACCGAAAACGACGTCGCATTCGCCGCATAAGGAAAGCCCCCTGCAGGAACAAGGGGCGAAAGAAAAACTCTAAACAAAGTCTTAAGGAGAAATTTACATGACTACTGAACTTGTATCAATCCCGTTCCACGGGCAGTCCGTGCAGTCAGTCGAAATTGATGGCAAGCCGCACGTAGTGTTCCGCCCGTTCGTTGAGTCACTCGGTCTTGATGCTGACTCTCAGATGAAGCGGCTCCGTCGTCACTCATGGGCAACCACGGTCAAGATGACCGGGGTTGGACTTGATGGCAAGAACCGTGAAATGACTTGCATCGACCTACGCACTCTTACGATGTGGCTTGCGACTATCGACGAGAACCGCGTCAGCGAAGAAGCCCGCCCGCTCGTCGTGGCCTACCAGAACGAAGTTGCCGACGCTATCGAGTCCTATTGGGCAAAGGGTGGGGCGATCAACCCGCGCGCCACGGAGCACCAAAAGAAAGCAATGATGTTTGAGCTGCGTTCGCAAATGGAACTCGCGCAAGCAGCAAAGGGCCTCATTCATGACGATTTTCTTGAGGCAAAGGCCCGCATCATCCTCGCCAGGGGAATGGGCGAAACACCCGAGCTGGATCCTACGACGCGTCCGCTGTATGTGCAGCAATTCCTGAAGGAAAAGGGCTTATCAAAAAAGCAACTCGGTTCCAAGGCCTCGGGTTTTGGCAAGCGGCTGAAGAACCACTGGACTGCGGTGAACGGCATTGAGCCAAAGAAAGCACCAATTGAGCTCACGAATGGCCGGATCATTGAAGTTTACGGCTACACCGAGGCAGACCGACCACTCATGGAGCAGGTCTGGAACCAATACTACGCCGCATAAAAAATGCCCCTAGCGGGAACAAGAAAGGGATAGATATGAAAATCGCGAAACTCAACATCAACTGCACAGAAACCGGCATCAACCTGGACGTTGATGGGGCTCCGGAGGGGATACATATCGAATACGAAATTCTGCCAGATATCACTAAAGCCCTCATGGAATGCGTCTTGGGTAACCAAGCGGCCACCCAAGACGACTGGCAACTACTTCGACAAGGACACGCAATGACCAACGGAACCCATGATCCATTTCAGGCCTCCATCAGAGGCTTAAAGATCTCAGTCGAGCGCGGACACGTAACAGTCCACCTCGACGGCAATACTCAACTCGATATGGACGATGTCCAGGCCGTCATAAAAGCCCTGGACACCGCCAACACCATAGCAGGCCTAGGGACTTAGCCCACGAACACGGCTCTTGGTTTCCCAACGTCTCCACGGAACTCGTCACCCTCAACCACAAAGGTCACGTACTCCGACAGATTTACTGCGATGGGTCCTCGAACCGAATCCACGGTGCATAGCCCTGGAAACTGCCCGGAATGGATTTGCTGAATCACGTCAATATTCCGGTCGGTCTCGGAAAGGACATATTCCTTACCGGCAATAACCAACTTGTACTTCATCATTCTTCACCTCACTTTCCGGGGATGTGTCCCCTGAATAAGTGAAGCACACAAAGCCCCTCGGCAAGAGCTAAAGCGGCATAAGAAAAGCCCCGCTGCAACGGGGCTAAACAAAAACAATCCACCAAGGAGCATACACGATGAACCCACAAAAACGAATCAGTGAAATCCTCAACCGCCTCGACGAACTAGAAATCCTCATCGCAAACACCTTCGCATTCGACCGCGAACAAGCCAAAGCATTCCTATTAGAAGCAAACAACCTCGGCCTAGAACTCGACGACCTCTACGAACAAGAGGCACAAGCATGAACACTCCACCCCTGACCCCAGAATGGCTCACCATTGAACAGGCCTCGCAGTACACGCAGGTAGGGGAGCGCACGATCCGCGCCCTCGTCGATGAAAAGAAGCTCGAAGCCACGTTCTTCTCGCCGAGGAATCTCCGTGTGAAGCGCTCGTCGATTGATGAGTACGCCAAGAAAAACACCGTCAAATAACAAGAAAGCACCACCGCAAATGTTTATCCCAGCAGCAACCATGGCCGCAATCTTCACTCTCCTCGTCGCCCTCTCCGCAGTCACCATCTGGCTCGTCATCATCGCAGGCCGACTCTCCGAACAAGTAATGACACTTTTCGCCTGCAACAACGTCATGGACGATGACCTCGCAGCCGTCGAATCCGACATCCAAGACATCTACGACGAAATGGGAATAAAACGCCCAACAGAAGAACTCCACATCCTCTGCGACCCAGACGACGACGATCTCGAAGTACCTGACTTCCTGCAGGAAGCCGCCTAAAAACTTGTAAAACGCCCTACCGGCAGGCGCCGTGGTTCGAGCCCACGGAAGGGCACTAGCTCCACCCCGTGCTTGCACGTGGGGAAGCGCGTAAACGCGGGTGGAGTGCGATATTTGAGAACTCAACAGTGAAACGCGCCGGTGATACTTGCACCCCAATAGCCGTAATACAAGCACACATATTGGTGTGCTGCGGTGGGTGACGTAGGAACCAGCAATGGGGTAGCGCCCAATGCTGAGGCAACGGCCGGCGCATATACAAATCCTGTTCCACCCGCCCTGTAGGCGGTTTACGAGGTTCACGACCTCGGTGGAACACTCGGGGTGTTGAAATTCTGGTGTTTTCACGTTCACTTTCCGCCAGGAAAGGGTTTGCCATGACCGGCGTGCTCTCCAGTGCCGCGAGCATTCACCTGCACCCCACACACGACACCACACAACAGATAAGAGCTAAAGGAGGGAAATATGGGATTAGTCCCAAACGGCGCATCGATGTCCGAATACTTTGTCGTTAAAGTAACTCTTCAAAAAGTTAGGAATGAAATCCTCAGCGGAAGGCCTAGCGGCCTAGTGATTGACCAAGCTATTGCCGAAGCAATCGAGAAAGGAATCGAAGCTGCTCCGTTTAAGCCGTAATTGCGCTGATTATCCCACCAGAGATTAGCGCGGCACCTGGCAAGTTGTTGACAATGTAGGGGAACACGAAGTCATCAAGGATCTTTTTCCATTTATCTTTCCTCTGGCTTCTGAGGGTGATAATCGCCAAGCTTCCTAGCAGGTTGTTGAGACATTGTTCGAATTCGAAGTCTCCGCGCACAGTGTAGTTGTCAATGACCGTCCGTAGATTTTGGATAAGGACTTGAGCTGATGCTTTAACGCTTTTATCTAGTGAATCGTCGTCGCGTAGTTCGGCCTCTACTTGGTCGAGGTATGTTTTGAGGTCGTCGATTTTTGTTTCGTCTAATTGCTGTACGTAGTCGTCTGCGTACCCAACGAGGTTGTCTAGCATATCTATTGCGTGATCGCTGATTCCGCCATAGTCGGAGTCTCGCCAATGATTTGGATAGACGAAAACTGTTTTCGCCCATTCAGAGTACATCCTACGGAAGCCGTTCGTTCGTTTCCCCTCGTTTTCCATCGCGGTGAGGATGAGATCAATCTCCCCTAGGTATTTAACAGCCAACCTGTGGTTTGTTAGCAACGCATCGTCTTCGCGTTGTGAATATGGGGATACGGATGTGTTGTTCCACTGGGAGAACAAGTCATATAAAAGTTCTGCTGGATTTGCCATAAAACACCATTTTAGCGCCTGTTTGGCGCAACAAAGTCTGCCCCCGTCGTCTGCTGGTACCAGGCGGCGGGGCGTTTTGATCTTTCGAAAGGAGATCACCATGAACACTACACCACCACGAGGTGGACGATGAGTACCGCTGACATCATCTTCGGATGCCGATCAGGCGCAGAACTTGAATCCATGCGCCTGAAACGCACAATGCCCCGAGGCGCAAGGCTAGCGCTTGCTGATTTCGACCCCACAACGTGCCCGGACAGTATCGCCAACTACCTCACATCCAACAAGCTTGTCGCCACACGGCGTGGGAAAACCACACTCACCACACTAGACCGTGACCTCGGCAAATACTTCCGCGAACACCACAAAGCATAAGGAGCACCACATGACCTACAAACCACGCCACCGCAAACAACCCTGGTGGCACCGACTCCTATTCGGCCGACGCATGAACCCCTACGAATTCCTCACAGAGATGACAACGAAATGACCTACATACCAAGCATTGCCAACACACCAGAAACGCCGCTCACAAAAGGCCTCATCAAGGCAGCGCAAGACACACAAGGCGTCACACACATCCGCACCACACGCGGCGAGGTATTCCCCATGCTCGGCTGGATCAACCACGCAACCGTGCCAGTCATGACAACCCACGGACAGAAAAACATAAGCTACAAGCACCTCGAATCAGTAGGAGGGATCGTCGAATGACAGAGACGAAAGTCCTCAACGCGCAACGGCTTATCGCCCTCGCTGACGCCATCGGCAGCTACGCAACTGACCCCACGATCATGTCGTTCGCGCCGGGTGTTCATGATGCGCTGCTCGACAGCAGTGACGAGCTTCGCGGGGCTGCTCGGAGGGTACTCGGATGGGATTGATTATGAAGCTTGACCGTGATTTTCGCCGGTATGCCGGTGGTAGGAAGATTCGCCCAGCTGTCCTGAATGCGTTGCAGGAGCTGGGCTTTGTTGATTCTGATGGGTCGATCACTGCGAAGGGGAATCGTCACCTCATGGGAAAGGAAGAAACACGATCATGAAGATTATTGAAACTCGCACGCGTGAGGAATGGCTGGAGGCTCGTCGTGGGTATCTCACCGCGACTGATCTCGCGAAGATCATGACAGGTGGTCCTGCTGCGTGGGCTGAGGTGAAGGACTCGAAGGAGGCTCCGAAGCGCTCACTTGATGGGGTAAAGGCGATCGATTACGGCCATGAACGTGAGCCGGAGATCGCGGCGTTCTTGCAGGCGTTCGAAGATGACCGGCTCGTACCGAATGACAAGCTGTGCGTTAGTGACGCTGATCCTCGTGTTGCTGCGACACCGGACATGCTAGGCATCGTCGACGGTAAGTGCGTTGTCATTGGTGAGATTAAGACGACCAATAGGGATTGGGACGAAATCCCACACAATTACTGGGTGCAGGTGCAGGTGCAGCTGTGGGTGACTGGTGCTGAGAAGTGCATCTTCGGGTGGGAAGTCCACCAGAACTACGTGCCGGGGGAGATTAAGGCGATTGAGGTTCTGCCTGATCGTGAGTTCTTTGCGGAGATTGAGGCGACGAAGAAACGCTTCCTCGACGAGGACGTTACCCCTGACCCGTGGGAGGTGTTGCTTGATGAGTACACAGTTGCGAAAACATTGGCAGAGCACGCGGAAACGCAGCTTGCTGATGTGAAGGCACGCATGCAGAAGTTCGCGGGGGATAAAGACATCACCTACAAGTCTGGGCTTGGCAGTGTGTCGTGGAAGTTTGGGACGTCGAACCGGCTGCAGGAGAAGAAGTTGCTGGCTGATCACCCTGAGCTGGCGGAGAAGTATTTCAAGTTTGATGCTGCTGCGTTTAAGCGGGCAGAGAAAGAACTGGCAGAGGCGTACACGGTGAAGTCAACAAATAAAGCGAGGTCGCTGCGCGTGACGCTGCCGAAGAAGGAGGAAGAGAAATGAGTGAAGTAGAAAACACAGTCGAGAAGCCAGTTGAGGCTGACGAACAGCAGGACGCGGTGCTGGAACTACATGAAGATGATCGGGCGAAGCCAATCGCCCAGGTGCTTGTCGATGTTTCCCGCGCTGTCGGAGCTGTGAAGAAGGAAGGGTACAACGCGAATAACAAGTACAACTTCCGCGGCATCGACGGTGTGATGAATGCAGTATGGCCTGCACTGTACACCTATGGAGTGTTTATGCAGCCGGAGGTGCTAGAGATTCACTATTCCACAGCCCAGACTAACAACGGCAAGATCGTTAACGTTGTTAGGATTCGTTACCAGCTCACGTTCCATGGCCCAGCTGGCGACAAACTGTCTGTCATCGTCTGGGGTGAAGCGAATGACTACGGGGATAAGGCGACAGCTAAGGCTCACTCTGTGGCGCTACGCACTGCCTTGCTGCAGGCCCTGTGCTTGCCGACTGAGGAGCGAGACCCAGACGAAGACACCTACGACCATGGCCAACCACAGCAGCAAGCAGCACCGCAGCCGACACCGGAGCAAGTAGCCGCGTACCAGGACATCGCCAATCGCATGCAGCAGGTCGCCGATGTGGAGCAGCTGCGAGCCCTCGTTGATGAAGCCGCAGCGGTGCCATGCTTGGAGCCACTTGGCCAGAAGCTGGCCGTGGTCATCGGCATGATGGCAGCGGGGACGACACACGTCGATGACGTGAAGGCATTGTGGAAGATCGCAGAAGCTGGCGGTGTGCTGGACTCGGTGCGAGCAGCGCTAACGGCACGGGCGTCGGAGATTAAGCAGTCTGTCAATGATTCAGCAGAATGACTTCCAGATCAGCAAACCCCTAAACCCAGTTGAGGTGGAGCAAACAATTTTTGAGATCTCCAACGAGATCGCAAAGGGCGTTTCCATCGTCACGGAGCGGGAGAAGGTCTACATGGAGGCTAAGCGGGTGTTCGATCGCGCCGAGGCCCGCGCTGTCATCGCAGCTAAAGGCACTGTTCTGGAAAAGAAGGCCCAGGTTGAGCTTGCGGTAATAGCTGAGCGTGACGCAATGGACGCGGCATATGTGGCTTGGCGCTTCGCGGACAGGCGAGCTAAAGCGCTGAATCTTCAGCTTGACGCTGTGAGGTCGATTGGCACAAGTGTGCGAGCAATGTACGCGGTCGCAGGTAGGGGCGAAGGGGCATGAAACGGCTCCGCAGGCTAACGATGCCACACGATGTTGCGTCCAAGGTGGTCGGTAGGGCCGGCACCCTGTGTGAAGCACTCCTACCGGCCAGTCACTGCACGGGTACTGCTGAGGTGCTTCATCACCGGCACCTCCGTAGCCAAGGCGGGAAAGACACCCCAAGCAACCTCGTGCATATCTGTACACGATGCCACGACTGGATACACAACAACCCCAAGGGCGCAGCAGACTTGGGGTTGATCATTACCCGCGGAAGGCCAAGCGAAAAAACAAAGATTCTCCGAAGATCGCGGTGGGTGACGCTCAGCGACGACGGGGAAATAACACCAGCCGGGGCATCTGAAAAGGCCTCGGTTGTTGATCAGATTGATTGGGGTGAAACAACAAAATGGCAACTCTAAGGCAAGGCCCGCAGATCCATGACATGTACACGATGATCGCGAACGATCTTCTGAGGCGGCCTGATATTTCGTTCAACGCGAAAGCGATTTATTGCTTCATGCGATCTCATCGTGAGGGCTGGGAGGTCACGACAAAGCGCATTGCAGATAACTTCGGTGTCTCTGTGGCAACAGTCAAGAGAGCGCTCAAGGAGCTGGAAGATGTTGGCTATATCGCCCGCGAACAGGGACGATCCAAAGGCGGCGCGTTTAAGTCTGTGGATTACATCATCATGGCTGAGCCGACTGTTTTCTATGACGCTACCGGGGATCATATATGCACCCCGGTTCCCACCTGCGAAGATAATGTAAACGCGCAGGTCACAACCGGGGCTCAAAATACCGCAGGCGGTGAAATGAGCCACTATAAGAAGACTATCTATTCTTTAAGAAGAACAAACAAGAAAGAAGACATGCCCGCTCCGCAAAACGGAGCAGGCGACAATGCCCGACAACGCTTCCTCGACTGGTACGCCACATACCCACGCAAGGTAGGCCGCGAGAAAGCATTCCAAGCATGGAAGAAAGCCACCAAGCTCGTCTCAGAAGACGAACTCATGGCAAAGACACAAGCCTTCGCCACACACCACGCCAAGGCGGGTACGGACAAGCAGTACATTCCGCACCCGACGACGTGGCTTAACCGCGGAGGCTGGGACGACGAGCTCACAACCAGCAACACAGGGCGTGGGGAACAAACATACCTTGACGTCCTCGCTGAGATGGGCCAGCCCCGCGACTTCATTGATGCTGAGATCGTGGGTGAACTCGAATGACACCGGACGAAAAACGCGAATTAGCCGCCAACGTCCTTGCACGAGGTAAAACACTCGCCCCAGACCGCTTCCCACAGCCGTCCGCAGACGTGATCGAAGCATGGGGCAGGGTTCTAGGCTCAATCAACCTTCCCGCGCTCGTCTGGGCGGAAGCAGTCGACCTCTGGGCGTTAGAACTCGTCGGCACTCGGATGGCCACACCACGGGAGTTGAAAGACGCCGCAAGGGCTGTCCTCGTCCGGTGGGAATCTGACCCAGTGCGCGCACCACAGCTGAGAGCCCACAGGGAGCGTTTAACTATCGAACGGGATAAACAGATAGCCGACGGCAGTTTCGGGCGCCTACGGGGCTACCAGCCCCGAAAAATCACGCAACAGCCACAACCCACCAAAGCAATCGGCGGGAAATACAAGCGGAGAGGCGAAACATGCCCAACGGCTACGGAACCCCCATCGACAAGGCCTACGAAATCAACGACGCAATCCATGTCCACTGCCCCGAATGCAACGCCGCAGACGGCGAATACTGCGAAAACCAAAAAGGCGTGAAAAAGATCCCCCACGCCTCACGCCTAGGAATCGCATACCGGGACAACAACCCAGAGGGAAGGCGCAAACACCAACAACGTGAGGCTCACCTCGCCCATCACAGGAAAACCTACACATCACCGTGGCAACGCAAACAGGCCTAAGCCACGGCTTTTTTGATTGGAGACCAACATGGCTAACGAAACACCGCTGACTATCGTCGGCAACCTCACCGCAGACCCAGAACTCCGCTTCACACAAAGCGGCACCGCAATCGCAACATTCACGGTCGCATCAACCCCACGCAAGTACAACTCACAAACCGGCCAATGGGACGACGGTAATCCGCTGTTCATTCGCTGCACCGCGTGGAACAAAATGGCCGAAAACGTTAGCGAATCACTCACCAAAGGTACTCGCGTCATCGTCACCGGTAATCTCCGCACAGACACGTGGAAAGACAAGAACACCGGCGAAAACCGCAGCGCCATCAACCTTGACACCACCGACGTCGCACCGAGCCTGCGCTACGCGACAACACGGGTCACACGAAACCCACAGAACAACCAAGGCGGGGGAGAGTACCAGCAGAAGCAGCAGCGTCAACAGAACCAGCAAAACGACCCGTGGGCTGGGCAGCAATCAGGCAACGCGTGGGGCCCAACCGCGGACGATCAACCGCCGTTCTGATGAGCGCCGACCCATATTGGTGGCGCAGAAAATTCACCCCGGAGGCGCTCGCAATCTATGCGAATCACCACGGGGTATTTCTTACCGCCCGCGAAGCTAAAGCTATCGCAGCGACCATCGAGAGGATCAGCCCATGCCAACGCCTGCGATGATGCCACGGACAAAACCAGCTTCCACAACCATGATGTGGCTACTCGAAGCACACCCCACAATTTCATGGTCGCACGACGGGCAACGCGTCACACTCATGGCCCGAGGCATGGAACGCACCTACCAAGCAACACCAACAATTCGCCACCTGATCAGGCGATACGCCTAACCACGGAAGGAAAACAATATGAACAACACCGCAACAGTCTACGGCCGACCAGGCTGTATGAAATGCCGCCAAACGGAACGAAAGCTCGCACAACTAGGTCTCACCGTCATCGGTGACCTCATCGATAACTACCCGAACAAAGTCGAAGAAATGACCGCCAACGGAGAAATGGAACTCCCCCTCGTCGAGGCGGCAATCAACGGTAAGAACTACCGCTGGACGGGGTTCGACACCAAAAACTTCGCCGCCATTAAGGAACTACTCCGGTGAAATACATCATCAACCCGCCGTGGCCGAACCCCCACAAGCACAACCCCAGCGCACCAACAAAACCCACTGGGGCAGCAGCTAAGGCCCCAAATGATCAAATTTGAAGTCAACGGCATACCAGCCAGACAGGGATCAAAAAACCTCATCCGACGAGGGGGAAAATCCTGGATGGTCGAAAACGATAAGAACCTTCCAGCATGGCGTGACGCGATCAAGCGAGCAGCCCCAAACCTAGAAGCCCCGCTGAATATCCCGCTCACGGTGAGCGCTGAGATACGGCTCGCCTCACCGAAAAAGCCTCAATTTGAGGCCCCCGCCACCCGCAACGCAGGAGATTTAGACAAATACGCCCGCGCCATTGGTGATGCACTTGAGCAGGCTGGTGTGATCCGAGACGATTCACGGATTTGCAGATGGCGGCTGTCGAAGCGTTTCGCCAAGGAAGGTGAGCAGCTGGGGGCGTTAATCACAATTGAGTCTTATTGAGATAGTGAAAGGAGAGTGTGGTGAACCCAATCCACCCACCCCATTACCAAGGTTTCAGTCATGATGCTGAGCCTATTGATATTGCCGAAAACCTCACCTTTAACGGCGGGAATGCTTTGAAATACATTGCGCGCGCTTGTCGTATCGACGGTGAGGTTAAGGGTGATCCGTGTGAGGATCTGAATAAAGCAATATTTTATCTTTTGCGTGAGCTGAATCGCCTAGACCCCGCAGGCCACCCCATGACCACCCCTGCACCCAGTACGGCAGAATCCCCCAATCTCACCCCGCATGATGTTCTACAAATGATGCGCTCGGAGCTGGGGGAGATACGGCAGCATGACGTACCACTCACCCCCGCACAATTCGCCTACCACGTCCACAACCTCGAAGAAGCCCTAGGAGAAACTGATGTCTAGATTGAGCCGTAAAGATGTTAAAAAGATCATCAAGAAAGCGAGGGAAGAATATATAACCCCTGATCTGCGGGGTGCTGACCTCTATCGTGCTGATCTATGCGGTGCTGGTCTGTGGAGAGCTAACCTACGTGGGGCTAACCTACGGGACGCTAACCTACGCGGTGCTGATCTACGGGAGGCTGATCTGTGGGGAGCTGACCTACGCGGCGCTGACCTACGCGGTACTTATCTATATAACGCTGAGCTGAGTCGCTGTTATTTTGACGGTCTGCAAATAACGGAAACGCCATCTGGGCAAGTGACCCTGATTCCCACCTGTGAAGGCTGGTGGATGCAGGTCGGCTGCTGGTCGGGCACACCAGAAGAACTCAAAGCTCTTATTGCACAGGATGAGGGCTGGCCGGAAGCACAAGGTGAAGAAATCCGCCGCCGCCGCCCCTACCTCGAAGCGGTACTCGCACTATGTGAAGTGCACATGGCGGATCACACACAGGTCATAGATGACCTGAAAGCAAGGTGGGGTGGCGATGATGAGAAGGATCGAGTTAATCACGTGCGGGGTTGACCAGCTCGAAGCGGCCAAAGCCGCTGGGCTAACCCCCGCACAGGCGAAAGAGCTAGCGGGAATCCTCACCACAGCAGCAGAAAGAACACAACCATGACGGATATGAAAGATATTCTGGGTGACCTTATTACCGAATATGGCGCCTGTTTCAAGGCGGAAACCTTTAACTGGGCAGAAGGCGTACCGCATTCTGGGGCTGGGCCGACTATGTGGACTGTCGTAGGTGGCAGGGTCATGATTCAACGCACAGAACCTGCAGACTTTAGCCCCAATGATGCTAGACGGTTCGCACAAGCACTTATGCGAATGGCGGACATTGCCGAGGGGAAGGAGCCACAGCAATGAGAGCCATTAATTTAATCACGTGCGGGGTTGACCAGCTCGAAGCGGCCAAAGCCCAGCACCCTCACGCGCCGGTGGTTGACGCCCGCGTGCTCCCCGACCCTTCGGAAGAGGTAGGCGACCTTTTCGGCACAGACCCCACTGTGATGCTCTGCATCGCGAGACTTGATCCACAGGGCGCGATAAAAACCGCCAATCGCGTAAAAGGATCAATCTACGAGGGGTGCGACACGGTGATCATTTTCTGCGAAGGGGGCTGGCACCGGTCGGTAGCTATCGCCGAAGCTGTGGCATGGGGGCTGAAAATATTCGAGGAAATTCCCGGAGCAAAAATCATTACAACCCATCTAGGAGCAAAGAATGAAAATTGTTGAAGCAGTTGAAAAAATCGGAGAAGCTTCCAACAACTTGCGCGAAACTGCCAATGGTTTTGACAACCTTATGCCCCTAGGCGATTGGCACGGCATCAGCCACCTTGACATGATCGACTTTTTCTACACAGTGGCGGAAATGCTCGATGCGATCCACGAGCAGCTAACGCGAGACTTTGGGGATAACACGGCCCCTCAAGAAACCTCCCTAAACGCCGCAATAGGGGACGGGTGCAGAGCGGTAGCTAGGGCCTATTCAAGCGTGGTCGGCGACGACCTTACTGCGACTAATTATTCTTACCTCACTGATCTTTTTGGAGACCCTGATGATGACGATTCAGCGCTGAGCATCCACGAATCGGCGCATAACCAGCTTTGTGAGACGATTTCCGCTTACCCTTACATTTTGTCCTATTTGAACAAGGCAAAAAGAATTAATCAGCAGCGTAAGCCACAAGGTAAAGGCTGGATCGATGAGGCACATGCACAGATGCTGAGGGCGCAGGAGGCGGAAAAGAAACTGCGGTTGCTAAGAGCGAAACGTTGAAAAGCTATGCCCTATCGACGCTGGTGAATGCCGTGTTCGACACGCACAATTGGAGATGATCGAATGAGTATTCTAAACATCCTTGACCGTGTGCCGCCGCGCATGGGAAGCGGACGGGAAACCACCCCAATAACCACAGCACAGCACCGCACCGCACAAGCCGCTGGCTGTATGTGTAGATCGAAAGTTGATTGGCGGTAGTTGTTGAGGTGTTGCAGGTGGAGTTAATATGCCCCAATGTATATAGAACAAACATTCGAAAAGATTGCTGGCGTAAACCCCACCTACAACAAAAACAACATCATCCTCGTCAAGGACGATTACAAAAACCACCCACACCTACTCCACACTGCAGACGTACTCATCACCGACCCACCATACGGAATGAACTACACCGGACGCGGCAACAAACAAACCCCCATCAAAGGAGACAAAAACACAAAAGCAAGAGACGATCTAATAACCGAATGGGGAAACAAGCCAGCGCTCATATTCGGAACATGGCGCGTACCAAAACCCACCTGCCGAAACACAATCGCATGGATAAAACCCAACATCGGACCAGGAATGGGAGCCCTCGACCTCCCATGGGGAAGCACATGGGAAGAAATTTACATCCTCGGAAAAGGATTCACATCACCCAAAAGAGGCCCCAACTACACCTCAATAAAAGCCTACCCATCAAGCTCCAAAAACCGACCAAAACACCCCACACCAAAACCAGTCGAACTCATGGAATGGCTCATCAAGCACTGCCCACCGCAATGGACAATCGTCGACCCATTCGCAGGCTCCGGAGCCACACTACGTGCAGCACAAAACCTAGGGAGAAAAGCCATCGGCTTCGAAATCGTCCCAGAATACGCACACCACGCAGCCGAACTGCTCACAACAGACACCCAATAACCCCAACACCCGCCAAGGCCCCTGACACCACCACCGTCAGGGGCCCAACACATATCCAAAGGAACCATCATGAGACCTCCATGCCGGAGGAAATTTGCCCTCCACCTACCCAATGGCACAACCCAACTTCTCGAGGCTGATCTCACTGTCCGTGACGGCCTCGAACTCGTATTCCATCTAGAAAGGATCGAAGATGTCACCAATGAGACTCCTGAGCCATCGTTCTTCTACCCCTCAAAGAAAACACCCCACTGATACGGGCCTCGACCTCGTCACTATCCCACCAGTGACCACACGAGGCGAGGAGGGATTCGGATCAACCTGCAAATGAACCAAGAACACCACATCCGCATGCAAGCACGTCACCTTAAGCTCCTCCTCATCGAGGTTGACGCACTCAAAACCCACATGCGGGTACAAAACTTCGACCCCCAATACGGCAGCAGCAGCGGGGGTGGACTACCCGCACCTGGCAACCTCCCCGCAATCAGCCTCCATGCTCACATCACCAAGGAACTCACCCACTGGGAAGCCACCCTTGGTATCGACCCCCACATAGCGGGCGACCCCTGCGAACGCATAGCCCTCAGCGCCTACTATGTGGCAGAGCACCCAGATGCAGACCTCTTCCTACAAGACCTCACGCAATGGGTCAGGCAGGCAGAGAAGCTGGTAGGGCGCGGCCCAACCCTCCTCGATCTTGCTAGTCGCCCAGAACGTAGACAATCAGCAAAGAGCATCATCTACAAACTGGCTCAGCGGCGAATCCATGTTACGCGCCAGCACCTCCACACATGGGGAGCGAGGGGACACATCAGTGTCACCCACGACGGTGCCCAGCCTCGGTACCTCCTCAGCGAGGTAATCGCATGGGCCACACGTGACCGCGACTAGCATTGTGTTTACACATGTGCTATGATCGACGCGACGACGCTGTTATGCTCTCGAAACTACAACCCCCACACCAACATCGGTGATGGGGGTTTACTCATGCGCGGATAAAGAACAGGGGACACGATGGCGTGGAAAAGCAACAACACAAAGCACGTCACCACAACAACCCGCAAACGCATCTTCACAAGAGACCAAGGAACCTGCCAACACTGCGGGACAACAACACCACCATTCGACGTAGACCACATCGACAACACACGAGGTATCGGCTACGACGAGGACTATAACCTCCAACTGCTTTGCCGAACGTGCCACAACACAAAGACCCAAGGCGAGGCAGCGGCAGCACGAGCCCGCAAACAAGCGAAGCTCAAGCGCCCGCAGCGCCCACACCCCGGACTAATCCGTTAAGCTGGAGGCAACCGGAGGGGTGGGGGGTACCCCGGTAGAGGCCGGCTGAGCCCGCGGAGGGCATAGGGCCTCAAAATCTGTACGGGTTCACGGGGATGGGTTTGTGTCATGTTAGCGGGTCTGTGTTGCCGTGTGTGGCGTTTTCTTTGTGCGGGTGGCGTTAGTTGTCGTTTTGTATGTTTGGTGGCTTATTTTGGGGCATCAATACGCTGTGAACCGTTTCCGCTGGTAGTTAGATTAATTCGTTACATTTTGGTAGGATGGTGGTATGAAAACCACCTGTGAGCAGTGCAAATGCGATTTCGATGCGGCCGGCGCTAGAGGTCGTACACCGAAGTACTGCTCTGGCCGCTGCCGACAGCGCGCACACCGTGCCCGAGCCAGCGTGTTGCCGGCGTTCATGCGCGAACGTGTCGCGTGGTGTCGAGCCGCAGGCAAGCGCCCGATCATGGTCGACGGGGCTCCGGCGTCTAGTACGAACCCAGCCACGTGGTCGAAGTTCGCTGGGGTTAAGACTGGTGCCGGTGATGGTTTCGGCGTCATGCTCGGCAACGGGGTCGGCTGCTACGACATCGACCACTGCTACATCGACGGTGTGCTAGACGGTTGGGTTTTCGAGTTCATCAAGACGATCGACGAACCAATCATCTACGCCGAGCGCTCAATCAGCGGAGAAGGACTTCACGTTTTCATCAAGACGGACGAACGTGCTGGGCAGAAACTCCGCTTCATGGGCAAAACAGTCGAAGCCTACACGCGACAGCGCTTCATTAGAACGACACTCAACACAGCTAAGGAGGTGATGGCTTATGCCGGGTCCGGCACCGAAGAAAAACGTTCGACGCCGTAACACACGCCCAGACTGGGTACAGCTGCCTGCGTCTGGGCGCGTCGGCAAAACGCCGGCGTGGCCATTCTCTGGGCGCAGCCCCGCTGGTTGGGTTGCGATCTGGCGTAAGCCACAGGCCGTGATGTGGGAGCGTGCTGGCGATGAGACGGTGGTTGCTCGTTACGTGAAGCTTCGTAATTTGGTGCAAAACCCTGAGTCGTTGGACGAGGTGAACGCTGCGGCTTTGTCTGAGCTGCGTCAGCTTGAGGACCGTCTTGGTCTGTCGCCGATGGCTTTGAAACGCTTGCAGTGGGAGATATCGGAGAGCGCGGAATCAGCTGATTCTGCGGTTGGGGGAAAGGTGATACAAGCTAATGACAGGTTCAAGCGCCTCTGATCTTGCGTTGCCTCCAGGTTATTATCGCGGTGAACTCGGGGAGTGGAAAACGCTCCCGTGGCCGGAGGATATGGCCGCGAAAGTTGAACTTATGGAAAACTCGCTCGGCCCTAGCCTGGTCGATTGGGCGGAGTGGCGCACCGATGAACCCGGACTGTTGAACGATGATGGGGAGCCGTGGCAGTTTACGGATGGGCAGGCTCGGTTTCTGATCCTGTGGTACGCATTTGATGAGCAGGGTCGGTTTATCTACCGTCGAGGTATTAAGCGTGGCGCTAAGGGTACAGGTAAGGATCCTTTTGGCGCTGCTATGTGCAATATTGAGCTTCTAGGCCCGTCGCAGTTGTGGTGGGATGGGGAGAAGTGGGCTGGGAAGCGCCATGAGCTTCCTTTGGTGCAGATCGCGTCGAACTCGGAGGCGCAGTCTAAGGCTGTGCTTCGTGTCGCCAACTCGCAGCTCGGCTCGGAAGCTGTTGCTTATTACCAGCTGGATAAAGGACAGACCGCGACCTATGTGAAGGGCGGGGCGGCGCGTATGGAAGTGCTGACTGCTTCTGAGCGTTCCAGCGAGGGCAACCCTGCGACGTTTATTCTGCTGAATGAGACGCACCACATGACGAAAGAGTCTGGTGGCCAGAATCTGGCTGCGGTTGCGCGTCGTAACGTGGGCAAATCGAAGAGGTCTTTGCAGGCACGCATCGTTGAATGCACGAATGCGCATGCGCAGGGGTCTGCGTCTGTTGGAGAGAAGTCCTTTGAGTCGTGGCAGAAACAACAATCAGGCCGGTACAAGGCGCTAAAGAAGGATATTCTCTATGACTCGATTGAGTACGATCCGCGCCTTGACTTCTACGATGCTCAGCAGCGTGAGTTGGCTCTTCGTCAGGCTTATGCGGATGCTCCGTGGGCGGATATTGAGCGCCTCAGCGCTGAGATCATTGACCCAGAGTTATCTGCTGCCGAAGCGATCCGCTTTTACCTCAATGGTGTCGCGGAGCAAGAGGACGCATATGTTGCTGCACAGAATTTCGCAGCGCTTGCTGACCCGTCAAAGCTGTTTGATGAGGATGATCAGATTGTGATGTTCCTCGACTGCTCGAAGTCTGAGGATGCAACAGCGCTGATGGGGTGCCGCGTGTCCGACGGGTTCAACCAGACTCTCGGTGTGTGGTCCCGTCCTCGCGGTAAGCGTGGTGAGGGATACCTCGTTGATCGCGCTGAGGTTGATGCCGTTGTCCGTGAATGCTTTGACTCTTACCGTGTTATGGCGTTTGGTGTTGACCCGTCTCCGGCTAAAGATGATTCCACTGAGGCGTCGTATTGGCGCCCGATGATTGATGGGTGGCACCGTGATTTCAGGAAGCGTCTGCGGGTGTGGGCAACACCTGGGGCTCGCGGCAATTCGGTTTTGTGGGATATGCGGTTGTCTGCCCCTGGTGGCGCGGATCGTAACCGGAAGTTTTCTCAGGAGGTGGAGATTGTGCGTGCGCTGATCGACGATGAGGGGCTTGACGGTGCGTTTAGACATGACGGCGATCCTGCCCTTGTGGCGCACGTGAATAACACTCGCGTCCGGTGGAACAAGTTCGGGCTGACGGTGGGTAAGAAGACACGTGATTCGACGCAGTCGGTGGATTTGTGCATTGCGATGATCGCGGCGAATGTGCTGCGTCGTGAGGCGTTGAACTCCGGCAAGGTGCGTGTCTCGCCTGGTCGTCGCCGGAGTGGTCGTAGGAAGGTGGTGATGGCGTGAACGGTCTGACTGATGTTGAGAAGAAGATGCTGTCGCGTCTGATGGGTAACCTTTCTTCGTTTGCCTCGAAGAATGCCCGCCAGTGGAGTTACTACGACGGTGAGGCGGGTATCAAGAATCTTGGTATCGCTATCCCTGAGGCCATGGCCAACGTTGAAGCTGTTGTCGGGTGGCCTGAGATCGTGGTTGATGCCCTTGCTGAGCGTCTTGAGTGGCGCGGGTGGCGTTCTGACGATGCCGGAACTTTCGGTTTGGATTATGTATTCAACGAGAACCAGCTTGATGTTGAGGTGTCGAAAGCGATTCTCGATTCCTTGGTCACGGGTGTTGGTTTCCTCGCGGTTACTGCCGGTGGTAGTGATGAACCGCATGTAATTATCGACGCTGTGCCGTCGACGCAGGCGACGTATGTGTGGGACGAGCGGTTAAACCGCATGGCCTATGGGCTGGTCTCTCGTTCCGGCACTGACTGTAAACGTGCTCAGACGTTGTACACCCCTGATGAGACGATCACACTAGTTGATGGTGAGGTAACTGGGCGGTTTGTGCATAATCGCGGTCGGTGCGGTTTGGTCGCTTTGGCTAATCGAGCTCGGGCTGGTTCTGCGCGTGGGCAGTCTGAGATCACCAAAGCAATCAGGTATTACACCGATCACGGTGTACGCACGATCCTCGGCATGGAGTACAACCGTGAGTTTTACACGACTCCACAGCGTTATCTGCTGAATGTGACTCCTGACCAGCTCGGTTTGGATGAGGATCCGACTGATCGTGAGATCATTGAGCTGGGGTGGAAAGTAGCTCAGAACAAGGCGCTGATTGTGCCACCTGGTGAGCCAGAAGACGGGGAGGCTGGTAAACCGGTCGCTGGGCAGTTCAGCGCTGCTGCTCCGACACCATATATCGACGAGTTGAAGATGTTGGCTCAGCTTGTGTCTGCTCAGTCGGGTGTCCCGTCGAATCAGCTTGGGTTTGTCCATGAGAACCCTCCGTCCGCTGATGCTATTCGTGCGCAGGAGTCGCGGCTTGTGAAGAAAGCTGAGATGCGCCAGGTGTCGTTTGGACAGGCGTTGCGTAACGATCTTGCTTATGTGTGTTTGGCGATTTTGGCTGGTGACTCGTTCACTCCTGAGATGGGTAATCAGTTTGTTGCTGGGCTGTCGTTGGTGTGGCGTGAGGCGTCGACTCCGACGTTAGCGGCGACGGTGGACGCGATGGTCAAACTTGCGCAGGCGAAGGTTTTCCCCGAAACGTCTGAGGTTATTTGGGACCGTGTTGGTGTCACTGAGGCAGAGAAGAAGATTTTGCGGCGCGAGTTGGCAGAACAGCGTGCAACGCGGCGCCTTGCAGCGGTGATGTCTGTGCGTCAAGCGCAGGGGGCGGATCCGGTAGCTGGTGAGGTTCCGCTTGATGAATACGTTCAGGGGAGTGATTCTTCCGGAGTGTAGTGAGGAGGTTGTATGCCGTCTCCTCGTGACGATTACGCGTTAGCTTTGGATGGGCTGCGGTTGTTGGCTCGTCAGGATTTCTCATCGTGGTGGGCTAATACCGGGGACTTGGGTCGGTTGCGGGAAAAGTTCTTTGAGATCCAAGCAGTATATGGTGAGCAAGCTGCTGCTGCTGCGGTTGACTATCTTGTGTTGAGTCGGTCGTTGGATGATGATTTGGCTGGTTTGCCGTTTCCGGATCGTGCTGATCCTGCCGGTTATCAGCAGGCGTCTAAGTCGTTTGATTGGGCGGTGCAGACGGTTCGCTCGGCCAGTGATGTTGGTGAAAGTGCTGTGGAATTGCAGTTGGCGCGTGCCAAGCTGGACGGTATTTTGTCGAGGTTGGTCACGAAACCTGGGACGGACACTGTGGTACGTAATGTGCTGCGTGATGGGACGGCGTTTGCTCGTGTTCCGGAGCCTGGGGCGTGTTCGTTTTGTTTGATGCTTGCGTCTCGTGGTGCTGTGTACACCAAGGAGACTGTGGGGCGGGTGAATAAGTTTCATGATAGTTGCCGATGCTTAGGTATTGAGGTTAAACGAGACGGTTCTGACCTGCCGAGGATCAACCGTGACTTAGAACGTGAGTGGGTCCTGCTGTCGGATCACCTCGGTAGGGTTCCGAACGCTGTGGATCTCGAGCGGCACATGCGTCAGCTGAAAGAAGATAAGAAGTGGCCTCCGTTGGCGAGGATCAAGGTGCTTGCGTATAAGGGTGACGGGAAGTCGGTTGCTTTCCCAGGCGAGGATCTGCCGCGGGATTTGAACCGCTTGGTTGCACATGTCGTTTATGGGTGGCGTGATCGACCTCGCAAGGGCGAAAAGGACTATCCGCATAGCGAGAACATTCGAATGGGGCATACGTGGGACACAATGAGAAAGGGCAATGTAGCGAAGTTTGACAAGGCTTGGTCTGATCAAGATATTGCCGATGCGATTGTGGAAACCCTTGAAACCCCAGAATATGCCTGGGGCAAGGGCACGATGCGTGAGGTATACAAAAATGTGCGTGGCGAGATGATACTCGTGAGATACTCTATGGTAGATGGATCAGTTCGCTATGGAGCTGCTACGGCCCATCCGAGTACGCTAAGAAGCAAAGGAGTGCGCAATGTTGACTGACCGAAATATTTATGAATGGTTAGATGCTCAAATCCCTGCGCGCGTTGATCGTGAGGGCGCCCTGCGAGCCTCCCGTGATGAAGGTTGGGAAGAAGCAGTGCTTGATCTAGCGAATGAAGCTTACGCGGACGGGGAAATCAGTCGTAGTGTCCTTTCGCGTTTATGCAAGGAATATCCAGATGGAGATTTGAACCAAATATTTTCTCATTATTTAGCTAACCTTGTCGCGCAATCTGACTGACTAGGCAATGGTGTAACATTTAGGTCGTCACGTTTGTGGCGGCTTTTCTCATTTGGAAGGTAAGGCCGTGGCGGCCAGTCAGCCTTGAAAACTGATTACACGGCACCGTGTGAGGTTCGATTCCTCTACCTTCCGCTAAACCCCCGATCAATCAGATTATCGGGGGTTTTGTTATGCCCGAACACCGGAAAGGTTGTGGGCGGAACCCCTGGAAAAGGAGAATATGTTGGACACGAAGAACAAGCTCAATATGCCATGGCTGCGCTTCATCGAAGGCGCGCAAAGTGGTGCAGCAAACACAGTCGAAAACACGGATACTCAGCACACAGGCGAACAGCCTAATGATGAGGCTGTTGACTACAAGGCTAAGTACGAGGCTATGAAGGCCCACTCACGGGAGTGGGAAACCAAGGCCAAGGAGAATCTTTCAGCGGCTAAACGTTTGAAGGAGCTGGAAGACGCGGAAAAGACCGAGCTGGAAAAACTCGGAGACCAACTAGCCAGTGTCACTAAAGAACGCGACGCAAGCAACGCTGAACTTTCCCGCCTTCGTATCGCCTCCAAGCACGGGATCTCCGCGGAGGACGCTGAGATGTTCCTACACGGTGACGCAGAAACGATGGAGGCGCAAGCTGCAGCTCTCGCAGCCCGCGCCTCAGATCAGGCAAAGAAGCCCGATCAGGTTTTGGTCAGTGCGGAAGACCCTTTGCAGGGGCGCGGCGGGGAAATCGATAAGCGCGCCGCGGCTAAAGCGTGGGCGAAGTCTCTGTTCGACAAGAAGTAAGTTTTTATCCCCTTAAGAGATAGGAGTTAGCGATGCAGCTTGGATCTGTTCGCGAATCGTGGGGTTCCGAGAACCAGAAGTGGCTCGGCTCCGCCCACGGCACTAACGCATGCCAAACCGTCACACTTGACGCCACGAAGCTGACAAAGTTCAGCAAGGACGGCATCATCCCGTCCGGTATCCCTCTGAAGAAGGGTGTTGGCGGTAAGTTCGAGCCGGTCACCGAAGTAAGCGACAAGCTTGCCGGTTTCTTGTTTACCACCCAGTCGTTTAAAGGAAAGGCTGATGTCATTGCCCCGATGCTGGACCATGGTCGTATCCGTGTCGAGTATCTTCCCGAGACTGGTTTTACCGAGCTGTCGACGCTGGAGGAGAAGAACTCAGCATTCGTCATCGTAGAGAAGGGGGAGTACTAAATGAAGCTCTGGGCTGATCTGGTAACCCCACTGGAGCTGAGCGAAGTCGCTCGCATGACAGTGGAAGAGCGAGAACGTCAACGCATCTCGCTGGCAGCATGGCTGCCTAACGCCACGGTGGATGACCTTAACGTCCGCCTAGAAACCGCGGCTAATGGGCTCGTTGAAACTGCTGAGTTCCGCGCATACGATGCTGAAACACCGATCGGTGCAGCACCAGGTGGTAAGCGGGTCACCATTGAGCTGCCGGCTCTCGGCCAGAAGCTGCGCGTGTCTGAATACGATCAGCTGCGTATGCGTAGCGCGAACTCGGATAAGTTTAAGCAGTCCGTAGGTGAGCGAGCTAAGCAGGTTTCTGCCGCTGTCGCTGACCGCATGGAGCTTCTGCGCGGTGAGGTACTTGTCTCTGGTAAGGCTGTGATCAAGGAGAATCAGTTCATCGCTGAGGCTGATTTCGGTCGTGATTCCGACCTGACGATCACGGTCGCGAACATGTGGGATAAGCCGGATGCGGCGACACCACTGTCTGATCTGCAGTCCGCTGTGGAGAAGTATGTTGCCAAGAACGGTGTTAATCCAGGCAAGCTAGTGATGTCTCGTAAGGCGGTGTCTACGCTGCTTCGCGTTGACGAGATCCGCAAGACTGCGACCGGTAACACGCCTTCTATGGTGACGATTGATTACGTCAAGACGCTTTTTGAGTCGTTCGGCCTGCCAGAGATTGAAATCTATGATCGTATGGTCCGCCAGAACGGTAAGTCCGTGCGTGTTATCGACGAGAAGGTAGCGCTGATTCTGCCGCCTCCAGCTAGCGAAGTCGACAATGATCTTGGTAAGACCTTCTGGGGTACGACTCTTGAGGCTTCGGATCCTCGCTTTGGCATTGCTGAGGATGACCGCCCGGGTATCGTCGCTGGTGCTTATAAGGATGATGATCCTATGGGTGTGTGGGTTAAGGCCGCGGCTATCGGTATGCCGGTTCTTGCTAACGCTAATCTTGCTGCTGCGCTGACGGTGCTGAGCTAAACCGGAGGTGATTGTGATGAATCGTATTCGTCGTGATCTCCTTGGCGTTGTTGTAGCGCACGACGGTGCTACAGCGGTGTGGCTTCATGCCGGCGACGAGGCCCCTAATGGCGTTGCGGTTGATGATTCTTTGCTGGAATCGGAATCTGCCGCCGTTGAGGACACCGACAGTGGAGAAGCTGAGAAGCCGAAGCGTAGCCGGACGCGGAAGAAGGCCGTCGATGCTAGCGACACTGAGTGATGTTGAAGCGCGTCTCGGTGAACTTCTCGACGATGACGCTGATGTTCGGAGGGCGGAGGGTCTTCTAGCTGAGGCCTCCGCCCTCGTTGTCGGTTACATCGGGCATCGTCCGGAGCCTGTCCCTGATGCGGTTGCGTTGGTGGTGTCTCGGATGGTTGCGCGTGTGTTGGAGGCTCCGGAGGATGCTGGGTTTAACGCGGAGTCTGCGTCGTATACGGCGGGGCCTTTTTCTCAGAACGTGAAGTTTTCTGCTGGCGCTTCTGGCGGCAGCCCGTGGTTGACAGCTTCGGACAAGGTGATGCTCCGCCCGTATTGGAAGCGCCGTAAGGGTGTTTTCTCGATGACGATGAGGTGATTGCGTGGCACGAAGAAAACGCGGGGCGCCGAAATTTCCGCTTCGTTTCACAGTGCAGGTGTCTGGCCCGTCGTTTCTTGACACGGATCGCTTCGGGAATGCTCGCCCTGTGCTTGCCCCTGCGTCGCCGCTGAAGGTAGCTGGGTGGGCTATTAACGCGGTTGATGAGAAAACAGGGGAGCAGGTCCTACGCACTGTCGATCGGCTCGACCTGTACACACCGCAGCTCATTGCCCCACATTCACGTGTGAAACTCCCCGACGGAACCATGTGGGAAGTCGTGGGGAACTCTGAGGATTATTCGCATGGGCCGTGGTGGAACCCTGGTCTTTATGTTGTGCACTGCACAAGAGTGGAGGGTTAGTCTTTGTCGAAAATTACTGTTACGTCTGCTATTCGTGAGGACGATTTTGTTTTCGATGCTCCTGCTTGCGAGGTGCAGCAGGACGGCACTCTGCTGATTTACGCGGATACTGAGGGGATGTGTGTGCTCGCTGGGTTCGCTACGGGCGTGTGGGCTGCGTTCCTTATCGAAGAGGGGTGAGACGTATGGCAACACCAAAGATTGAGTGGAATCTGAGCATGTTCCGCAAAATTAGGCGCTCTGGGCCTGTCGCACTTCTCGTCGATACTGCGTGTGAGCATATCGCTGATACGGCTGGGCCCATGTACGCGTGGTCGGCTCGTCAAGGTAAATCGCGTTATCGTGCGATCGTATACCCGGTTGATTACCGTGGCAGGGTCGATAACCTGCGGAATAACACCCTGTTGAAGGCGTTGGGCTCATGATCACAGGTATTGAAATCATGCAGGCTGCTCTTCGTGAACAGACGAAGGTTCCTGTGGTGTCGAAGGTTCCACGTCCACGCCCTGAGATGTTTATCCGCGTCGATCAGGCAGCCCCACGTGCTTTATCCCCTGTGCAAGATCGTGTGCGGATCATAGTGCAGGTGTATGGATCTGATATTGAGCAGGTCCTTAACTCGTGCGGGTTGGTTCGTTATACGTTGTCGAACCTTGAGGGACTACACCCATCATGCTTCGGCGCTGACGATATTGAAGGGCCAGTTGAGTTTCCGGACCCTGATATACCGAATGTTTACCGGTGGCAGATCACCGGAGTTATCTACATCGCCTCCACTTACTAGTGGGGGCTTTTTCTATGCCAAAAAGGAGGCAAAGTATGGTTGTGAAGAAGGCTACAGGTGATCGCCGAAACCGGAAAAATGTTCTTGTTGGCGCACCAAATGTTACTGCGTCTGGTGGCGCGCTGATCGGCAACGTTGCGACGTCAGCGGATATCCCGGGGGATGCTACAGAGCCGTTGACGGAGGCGTTGAACGCAATCGCTGCTGGCTATATCGGCAACGATGGCGTGACTAAGACGGTTGACCGTCAGACTGAGAAGATCAAGGGCTGGAATGGTGATACCATTGTCGTCTTAACCTCTGAGCACACGGTGACATTGAAGCTTACGTTCATGGAGGCTGCTAACGCCGCACTTCTGAAGGCTGTTTATGGCACAGAGAATGTCACTATCTCCAAGGCTGGGGGCATGGAGAAGATTAAACTTGTGGAGAACGCTGACGCGCTTCCGCATAACTCCTACACCTTTGAGATTAAGGGCGCTGAGGACGCGAAGATTCGCGTGTTTGCCCCTGATGCTCAGGTCACCAGTGTTGGTGATGTGACTTTCGTGAAGAACGATGTCATCAAGTATGAGGTCGAGCTTGAGTGCTTCGCGGATGAGAACAATGTGAAGCTGTACCAGTTTATTGACCGTAAGGCCGATGACGAAGAGACCGCTGGTGATTTGGCGTCTTATAAGTTCACTCTGGCTGGCGCTACTGGCGGCACGTACAAGATTTCCGTTGGGTCTAAGAAGACCGAGGACCTCCAGTACAACGACTCGGCTGAGACTGTGAAGCAGAAACTTGTTGCTACTGGTGAGACAAAGGCCAACGTTACCGGTAGCGCTTCTAATGGCTTCACAATTACTGGCGTTACCAAGAAACCAACTGTTGACGGTTCCAAACTTACAGGAGGAACCTTCCCTAAGTCTTCGGTAGAGGTTTCCTAGCCGTCGCATGGCCCCGTGGAATACGGGAGACGCCACGGGGCCACACCCAATAGTCTCCCCATCATTTCCCATAACAAGAAAGGTTTCCCACCATGGCTCTCGAAAAGTTCCACTTCACCACCTCCGAAGGCGTAGAAATCACCGTCCCATACTTCAAGGACGCTGTCCGCCGTAAGGAAATGCGCAAGGTTCAGAAGCTCGCTAAGGAAGCAGGCGGCTTCGAAAACCTCGACGATGATGTTCTATATGAAGCTGCGAAGCTCGACCAGTCGACCATCGACGCTCTCGATGAGATGACGATGCGTGATTATGAGGATTTCAACGCCCAGTGGACGGAGGCGTCTAAGACGGGGGAATCCTCAGCCTCCTAGAGGCGTGTGACACTGATGAAGAGTTCCGCGAAGCCCTAGAGTACGATTTTCTGTCCTTGGGGCTTCGTCTTCGTTGGGTGGGCGATGACGATCATGATGTTTCATACCGTGACCTGTTGACGATCGCCCATCAAGCGCCGCGCAGTTCGGCTGTGATGCGCAACCTTGACCCGGACTTTTACCAGTGGGGATTGCAGGAGCATCTTTTGGCATCGATTGCTGACGCTGTTCGCACGGTTAACTGGCAGCTCGGCGGCAAGGAAAGTAAACGCCCTGAGCCGTTGTTGCGGCCAGGTGTTGCGGGCTATGAGTCGCTGAATCAGCAGTTTGAACCGTCGGAGACAACAGAAGAGCCTGCTGAGCGCGTCACTCAGATGGAGATGTTTGAAAACCCCGACGCTTCGGGCACGTTCTACGGTGTTGCGACACCAATTGATGAACTTAACGAGTGGCTTGGGTGGACAACGGAACGTGAAGAACCGGCTGTGTTGTCGCGTGATGAACTCATTGTCGCTGATTACGCGGCAGGTGGTGCGACTTATCGGGTCCTTGGTGAGAAATACGGGGTGTCTGCATCAACGATCGGAAGGATCGTGCGCGCCCACACATAACGACAGGAGGGCGAAGCAATGGCAGTAAATGCAGCGATTGCTAACGCATGGATCAGTATCGTTCCTGACACCTCGGGAATCGCACCAGGGATTAAATCAGCGCTTAGCAACCTTGACTCGGTGGGCAAGTCTGCTGGGCAAGGCCTCGGGTCTAGCATGGCCGGTGGCTTGTCCAAGGAGATGTCGAAGAACGCCATCGGTGCTGGCAAGGACGCTGGCGCGGCGCTGGGTAAGGCCATGGACGATGCGATGTCTAAAGCAGCATCTAACCTCGGCAACAGTGCCGATGATGGGCTGAAGAAGGCAGCTCACAAAGCCGGTACTGGGTTTGGTGCTGAGCTTAACGATGCTGTGGAGAAGTCCACGAGCGGGTTGGGTCGTACGCTTGCGTTCGGTGGTGTTATTGGTGCTGTTTCATCGCTAACGACCAGCGCGATCGGCGCTATTCGTGGGCTTGCTGGTGAGGCTGTCGCAGCGTCCGACGCTACGGATAAGTTTAAGAAGACGCTGGATTTTGCCGGTATTGATCCCGGTAGGCTCGATGAGCTGACGGCTAAAGCCCGCGCCTATGCCGATGCTACTGTGTATGACCTTGGCGATATTCAGAACATGGTCGCACAGCTCGCAGCTAACGGTGTGAAAGACTACGACCAGCTTGCAGAAGCCGCAGGCAACTTGAACGCTGTCGCCGGTGGCAATGCTGAAACGTTCAAGTCTGTGGGCATGGTGATGACCCAGACCGCTGGTCAGGGGAAGCTCACCACGGAGAACTGGAACCAGTTGTCTGATGCTATTCCTGGTGCTTCTGGAAAAATTCAAGAAGCCCTGCTGAAGGCCGGCGCGTTCACAGGTAATTTCCGTGACGCGATGTCTAAGGGCGAGATCACGGCTGAGGAATTCAACGCAGCGGTGATGGAGATTGGTTCGCAGCCGGTCGCGGTGGAGGCTGCTAAGTCTACTGAGACGTTTGAGGGTATGATCGGTAACCTTCAAGCTGCGATTACTGGCAATTTGGCTGATGCGATGAATCAGTTGAAGCCTGAGATCGGTGCGTTAGTCAACGGGTTCACTGGTTTTGCTGAAAAAGCTTTGCCGAAGGTTGTCGACGGTGTAAAGCTCGCTGCTGATTGGTTGTCTAAAACAAAGACTTTCCTCAAAGAGAACCACACGTGGGTTGTGCCGCTTGCCGGCGCTGTTGTTGGTTTGGCTGGCGCCTATATTGGGTTGTCTAAGGCTTTCGCCATTGCTGACGCAGCTAAGGCCGCTGGTGGGCTTATGGCGATGTTCAAGGCCACACAGTTGGTAACGAACATGACGAGGATTTGGACTGGTGTCCAAACTGCGTTTAATACTGTCATGGCACTGAATCCTTTAGTCCTCATCGGTGTCGCGCTGGCTGCTGTTGTTGCCGGTCTTGCCCTCTTTTTCACGAAGACAGAGACCGGACGGGAACTGTGGCAGAAGTTCACTGACGGACTAAAAGCAGGGTGGGAAGACATCAAAGATGCCTTTAACAGTGGGGTTGAGTTCGTTACTGGTCTTTGGGATGGACTTGTTACGAAGATTCAGTCTTTTTCTGGTTTTTTTGATGCCTTAAAGGTTGCTTTCTCTACGGGGTGGCAAATAATCAAAGACATATTCGCTACTGCTTGGCTAGCGCTTGTGGCCGTGTTCACTGGCCAGTGGAATGAAATCCCTGAGATTATCTCTGCCGGGTGGGCGGCGATAAAGGCGCATTTTTCCGATGGTGTTGAACGGGTCAAAACATTTGTTGTCGATATGGCCGCAAACCTGTTTTCCAAATTCTCGGATATTAGAAGCGGTACTGCGGCTAAAGTTTCAGAGCTCGTCGAGGCAGTTAAACAGAAGTTCTCCGATATGCGTGAAAACGTTGTTGGAACAGTCAAGGAACTGCCTGAGAAGATTAAGGGATTTTTCTCTGACGCCGGAAAGTGGCTGGTTAACGCTGGCCGTGACGTGCTCAACGGGCTGTGGGACGGCCTTAAACAAAAATGGGCAGATGTTAAAAACTGGCTTGGCGGTGTGAAAGACCACATCACTGGTGTGTTTAATCGTGCCTCGTCCGGGGCGCGTTCACAGATCGGTGTGGCGCACGCTAACGGCAGTGTGGTTCGCTACTACGCCAACGGTGGGATGGAGAAACATATTGCTCAGATTGCGCCTGCTGGCGCGTGGAGGGTGTGGGCTGAGCCAGAAACTGGCGGCGAGGCTTATATCCCGTTGGCGTCGTCGAAGCGTGCTCGGTCAACGGCGATTCTTGCCACGGTCGCGGACAAGTTCGGGTTAACGCTTGTTGGCCGCGATGGGCGTGCGTTGCCGGCTTCCGCCTCACGATATGTGGCTGCAACGGGCAGTGTGTTCGCTAACGGTGGCATTGTCTCCCCTGACGATCTGCTTCGTTTCGCTAAAGGCCAGTCTGTTAACGGTGTTTCTGCTAGTCGTTCGTTGGAGGGGGCTCCGCATGTGTGGGGCGGGTCGAACTGGGGTGATTGCTCTGGTGCGATGAGTCAGTTCGCTGCTGCTGCTAGTGGTGCGGCTGATTGGCTCACTCGAAAGTTTGCGACCATGTCCCAAGGTGTGTGGGCACGTGCCAATAATTTCAAGTCTGGTCTTGGTTCTGGTGCTCGCTTTGCTATGGGCTTCTTCAACGGCGGGCCTTATGGTGGGCATACTGCTGGAACGATCTTCTGGGCTGACGGCAGCCGCGTCAACGTCGAAATGGGCGGCGGTCGAGGCAATGGCCAGATTGGCGGCGCTGCGGCGGGTGCTGATGCCCCGCAGTTCACTGATAGGTATTGGATCCCCTTGGCTGGTGGGGTAGGTGGTCAGTTTGATCAGATCGCTTCCACGTCTGTTGATGGTGTTACAACCGATTCTGGGGCGAAGATTGCCTGGGGCGAAGCTGACTCGCTGGCTTCGGCGTGGGAGTCGGAGAATAAACGGCGGGCACGTATCAACAAACTGGGCCTGCCGTTCAAGATTTACGACACCGGCGGTATCCTCGGCCACGGTGGGGTAGCGATGAACCTTTCCGGTAAACCGGAGGTCATCATCAACAACAACCAACTGTCGGCTATCAATAAGCTGGCTAATAACGTTGGTGCGTTGGTGCAGCGTATCGGTTCGAGTATTGGCGCTTTTGGTGCCACGGCTGGAGTTAAGGATGTTCTTGGTGTGGCGAAGATGGCTGGTTTTGGTCAGATCGTCGAGTACATCGAGCCTACTGTCAACGCGTTTGAGAAGCTGCAAGACTCGCTAATTGTTCAGCAGGATGCCGCGTCTGCTGTGGTGCAGGCCGAGGGTAATTTGTCGGCTGCGCGTAAAAATGGTGATGTGGCTGCGATTGCGCAGGCCGAACGGGATTTGGCTAAGGCGCGTGGCGTTGCTATGCAGGCCGCTAAGGCTACTGGTCTTGCCCAGATTGAATTGATGGTCACGATTGCTCAGGCAATCGGCAAGATTTTCAAGAAGATTTGGGAAGGCCAGGTCAAGGCCCAAGTTGGTGTGAAAAACGCCATCGTCGGTTCGCTCAAGGCGGTGCAGGAGTGGGGTGCCCTAGTAGCGCAGCAACGTGAAACCGTCTCCAAACTGCAGCAACAGGTCGTGAATGCTCAGATTGCGTTAACAAAGGCAACATGGGATACACGTCTGGCTCAAGCCGATCTTGCGCGCACACAGCTTGAGGGAGTTAAGTCGGTAGCACAGGCTGAGGCTAAGCTCCAGGCTGAACGTGATCGCCTAGCCCGTAAGGGGGCTAGGCATTGGAATGACATGTCCCTCGCATATGATCGCTACCGCCATGCGGAACGCCAGGGGATGGCTGACCGTCTCGGTGATTATGTTCGGGCCACGCCGGAAATTTTGGCGCTTGAGCATGAAGTTAATGCTGCGAAGCTGTCCGCCATGGCGAAGCAGTATAAGGCTGCGTTGGCGGGGCTTGAGGCTTCGCACGCTCAGCAGATGGCTGCATTGAATTTGGCACAGTCGCAGTTGCAGTTGGCTCAGCAGTCGGCGCAGTTGGCGCAGATGCAACAGTCCTATTTTGGGATGAGTCAAGGCGGTGCGCTGACTGGCGCTAATACTGCGATGTTGTACGCGGAGAAGGCTAAGGCTGAAGGTAGGGCGAATCGCGGTTTCTTTGGTTGGTTAGGGTCGTTCTTGACGAATCCTCTTGGCACGTTGAAGTACGCGTTTGGTGGCGGTAAGAAGGCTGATGCGGATTATGCGCGGTTCTTAGATTCTGAGATCGCGCGCCGTACTGCTGCTGGCAAGGGCCTCTCACAGACGATGGATCCTGCTTTGGAGGCGCAGGTTCGCAAGCTCTTTGCGATGGGGCTTAATGAGCAGGCGCAGAATCTGATCCGGTCGTCTGCGCTTGGTGCACCGCAGCGTGCTTTGGACGAGGCTAAAGAAGATCAAATGCTGCTAGCTATGAAGCAGCAGGAAGAGGCGCTGAAAGCTTCTCAGAAGCGTCTTGCTGCGTTGGCTGAGTTTGAGAAGAAGGCTCAGTCGCTTCGTGAGAAAGCAGCAGCTGCTGAAGCTGGCGCAGCGTCACACCAGTATTCGGCTGACGCTTTGCGTGAGAAGAATCCTGCTGTTAAGGCGGCGACGGAGGCTCTGGCGCGGTTCGAGGCTGGTCGGGCGCGTGATTATGCGGCGTCTGCTCGCGGTGAGAAGACGGTTCTTAACCTGACGGTCCCCGAGCAGGAGTTGTACACCAAGGAGCAGTTTGATGCTTTATTGAAGATGGTGGAAAAGATTCCCGGCATTGAACTTCGGTTGAAGCGGATTGAGGCGCCACGTCGCCCGACTGCTTCTGAGGTGATGGCGGGGACTGTTTTGTAGGTCGCTCAGATGAGAGGTGTAGATAGTGTCAAAAACATTGGTGTGGGTTGGTGCCGATGGGGTCGAATGGCCTTTGACCGGTGATGAAATCCGAGGTGTTTTTGTGGAGTCCCGTACCGTTGGTGATTTCACTGGAGTATGTGAGATCACGTCTACATCTCTCATTGGGGTTACCGGTGAACGTGTTGGTGCGCACGACGGGGAAATCAAACCGATTGAGTTTGAGCTTGGGCTGGTGTTTTCTTCGGCTACGAAGTTTGGGCATCATGGCGACCCGTCCGAGCTTTTTCATGACTTTTGTAGGGGGTGCTCCTCTCGTAAGAAGGGGTATTTGAAGATTGTGGACACGTTGCACCCTACGGTGGTTTTGCCGTGTGTGGTTTCGAAGGTGCCCGTGCTGGAGCAAATCAATAAGCGCCAGGGAGCGTTTCGTGGGGCGTTTAAGTTTTATTGTGATAGCGGGTTGTGGGTGGTTCGACTTTCAGAGGGGACGCAGCATATTGTCACGGTGACGAATTTCGGTGAGTCTACGATATACCCGAAAATCAGGTGGAAGGGGCTAGGTGGTGAAGTAAAAACCCCATCGGGTTCAACTTTTATTCTCCCACGCGTGGATGATTGGCGTGTTGTGTCGCTGGTTCCTAAAGGCTCTGGCGAAGTACTTGATCTTGCTGGGGTTCTTGATGAACCACTGTGGAAGAAGATTCGTGGGCAGGTTGTTTTTGAGGGGGTGCCCGTGGATGCTAAGCGCACGTATACGATTCCGGAGGGTGCTGAGCTTATTTGGGAAGTGGGGGTTTTGTCACCATGGCTGTAGATAAGTTTTGGGAGCAGGTGCAAAAACACAGTGTCCAGAAGATCAAAGATGAAGGCCGGTGGGTGTGCCTCGCTGACGAGAATTGGAAGCCTATTTGCGATATGCCGGCGTTGATTGATTGCAATGCACGTTCGGTACGTCTATCGGCTTCGGATATTGAATTGTCTACGCCCGCTTCGTCGAATGGTATCCCGCATATGGTTGTGGATGAGCTTATCGCCGAGAATCTTGGGGTATTTTCGGAGCGGGGAACGATTGAGCCGAATATGTCCGCAGCGCGAAATATTATTGTACAGACTGCTGGTAGCCGTTCCCGACAGGCGTATTTTATTTCTCATACGCTTGCTTCTGGGCGGGGGGACGTTCCGGAGACTATCGCCCCCTCTGGTCAAGATTTGATTGGGTTGTTGGATGTTACGCCGTGCCCGTCGGTTCCTCGCAAGTGGGGTAAGGAACCTATGAAATGGTGGGAGCAGGACGCTGGGGGTAGGTATTCGAAGCCACGTTTTTACGGTGCGGTAGAGATGGCCGATTCGCTTGATGGCTACACCATGAATGGGCCTGCGGTGCAGGTCATTAAGACTCTGGTACAGGACTCCGTAGATGCTTTGTGCAAGCAGATGGGGTGGGATGAACCACATATTGTTGTTGACTGGTCAACGCCGGATGAGTCGGATGAGATCTTTATTCGCATGACAGATCAAACCGTGTGGGAGGCAATAGCCGACCCCGCACGTATCAGTGGTGTCACTGTTACTGCCTGGTTGTGGTTCCCCGGTGATGACCCTATTTGGGTGCGCCCAACACACAATCAGGAACCGGTGTTGAGATCTTTCGACCATCCTATTTGTGCTGTGCGTGTCGAAAAGTCTAGGGAGGTTGAGTAGTGCCTTTACCTGCGCTTATTGCTGATGGTGGCGAGTTGACTGTTGTACGTCGGCTTGCTTTTTTTGTTTATGGGTATTGGGATGTTGATTGGCCTGACGATTTTGAACCCCCCAAACTTGAGGAAGGGTTACGCCTCGGCTATGTAGGACGGCTGAACGAGTCTGATCCTGGCCTTTCAGCGCGTCGTTTTATCCGTGAAGACGTTTCCATTACCGCAACTAACGACCAGACTGAACCACCCGAGTTGGGCACATCGAACGTTGAAGAAATTTTTGATACTGCGGTCTCTAAGGCTAGTGGCGAGGTCTTTTTCGAGAAGGACATCACGAACGCTGGCCTTGGCAGGCTTCGCCCTTTGACTGATTTTTTCGTAGGCGATCGCGTCCCCGTATTTCTATGGGGTCGCATTTTGGCTGGTCAGTTAATTACTGCGATTGATTGTATTGGCACGGCGACGGAGCCTGTCGGCTATCGTGTACACGTTGGTGGCCAGGTTTTGGGCGATGCGGTTGCCCGCGCACGCCAAAAGAAGGATATGCAGCGTGATATTGCTGCGGAACGTCGTGCGCGTTTGCGTGATGTGGGCGGGGTGTCTTCGGTAGCGTCTGCAGCTAAGGATGCAGCAAAGGTTGCTGACCGGAAGGCCGAAGACGCTGACGCGAAAGCGGAGACGGCTGATTCGAAAGCCGAGGATGCGCTGGAGAAGTGGCGTCAGCAAAAAGATGAGCTGGATCAGGTTCAATCTGAGCTGATCCGCAAGAACGCTGAATGGAACCGGCTCCAAGACGCAGGCCTGAAAGAATTGGAAGCCCAGCAAGAAGCGATGAAAAGATACGTCGAGCTGAGCAAGCCGGGCACGGTGACTGCGGATTCGTGGGATCCGGTATGGGCTGGCCCAGTACAGGTCTCATACCCCTCGCGGAATAGAATCCAGCTCTACCTAAGTCCATCCACTGCCATTGTGGGTGCGTCGGTACTGGGTGTAGCGCGCGTCTCGGCCTTGAGCGGGTATTCATTCTCTTTCACGGCGGATATTCGCGCCGGCGAGACGGTAACCCCCAGCGTAGGAAGCTTTGAGGCTTTCCAACAGGTGTCGGTAACAGTGCATCCGATTGTCAATTTCGCAGCCATTTTGGCCGAAGAACGAAGAAAGAGAGGTCTGTAATAATGCCAAAATTAACAGGAAAGCTAAAAACCATCACTGAGTATCCGAGCGCAGTGCGCGAGGTTCTACTGCGTGCACCACGCACGCGCACAGCCGGCAAAGCGGTCATCGTAGATGAGCCAGTGCGCGTCATCGTCGATGAGGCGGGCGAATTCACGGCGACTATCGCGCCGGGTGCTGCTGTGCTGGTGTTGATTGGCACGGATTTTATGGCTCGTGAGTCGATTCCGCTTTTGGTTGCTGAGGGGATGACCACCATTGCGGAGGCGATGGAAGCAGCTAGGGATTTCACCCCTGATGTGCACGACCGCCTTGCGGAGCTTGCGGATGAGGTGGCGCGTGGTATAAAAGCCACGGGTGAGGCAGTGAAGGCCACTGCTGCTGATCGTGAGAAAGTTGAGGCTGCTGCGAAGTCTGTGGAGGCCTCGTCATCTGCTGCGAAGGCCGCTGAGGTCTCGGTGTCGTCGGCGTGGCAGCAGGTAAAGGATCGACTTACTCAGTGGGAGGAACGCGCCCAGCAGCTGGATAAATGGCAGCCCCAGTATGAGTGGCTGAAAGAAAACACGGAGAAGTCTTTCGCAGTGGTACAGGAGAAGATCACGCAGGCCACTGATGCGCTCATTGCGCAGGTGCGTGGTGACGCGGAGTCTGCGAAGCGCGATGCGGCTACTGCTGGGCAGCACTCACTCAAGGCGCAGGCATCAGCTAAGTCTGCTGAGTCATCGGTTCAGCGTGTGGTCAATGAAGCGATTGCGAAGCTCAAAGGTAACGCCCCTGAGATGCTGGATACCCTAGAGGAACTAGCGGAACGTGTAAAGGCCGGTGGCACGTTAGAGGCTGAGATCCTTCAGAAACTGTCGAAGATGGCGGATTCGGATACGGTGAAGCAACTAAAGTCCCGGCTTGATTCTCTCGATATCGCCTCTGTGAAGGGGCTGTCCGGGGCTTTGGCTGGCAAGGCAAATTCCACACACACCCACAACATGAGTGATGTAATTGGGCTTGAAAACCTAGCCAATAGCCATGCGAGAATGGAAACTAGAGTTTCCTCGATTCATAGAGAGGTCTCTCAAAAGGCCGACAAAAACGGGATCGCCGATATAATCACCGAGGTCATTGGGATAAATAAAATCGAGGTGGTAGACCGAAAGCCTTACCAACCACAGCAGGGAACCCTTTATCTCATCAGGGAGTAGCATGATCTATTTTGGCGCGGATATTAAAAGCCTATCTTTTAATGGTAGGAGTTTCGCAGAGGCGTATCTAGGGTCGGATCTTGTATGGAAAGCACACTACAATCCGGTTGCTCATAGATTTACTAAGGCTAATACCTATCATCTGACTGTCCCGCACTGGGCGAACACGATAGACTATGTTCTGATCGGTGGGGGCGGTGGCGGTAGTGCTGGTGACGGAGCTTGGAGAGGTACTGGTGAAGGCGGGTTTGCAGGGGGAGTCAAAACCGGCACTATCCGGGTGCCACAGGGGCGAATAACGATCACCGTTGGTGCGGGCGGGCATGGTAGCACTCACACACTATCCCCCGCTAGCAATGGAGGGAATACAAGTATTTCTATAGGGTCTTTGGATTTTAACGCGGCTGGAGGCCGTGGAGGGTCCACAAACTCTAGTAGTTTTCCTGAGGGTGGGGCGAGGAAAGAAGTCAATGTGCCAGGCTTCAACCTGCCTCAGGGTCATAATGCACCTCCCGACAGCCCCGGGGTTTATCCTGGTGATGGTGGTGGGGGAGGCACAGGAGGCTTTTTTAACTCCTATAATCCGGGTCAGCGCGGCGCAGACGGCCTAGCGTGGATACGCTTCCGCAGAGATAGCTAAGGCAAAAGCACCCACATAGGGTGCATTTTTTATACCCTCACCAACCGAGGTGGGGGCTATGCATAGAAAGGAACGTCCCCGTGAAAAACTGGGAAACCCTAGAACCAGACAAATACAACCTCCTCACCAAAAACTTCAGCCCAGGCAGAGGCGGCGAATCAATCAAATTCATCACCCTCCACCACATGGCCATGGTAGGTGGTGTCGACGAATGCGTCCGAGTCTGGTCACAACGACCCGCATCCGCACACTACTGCATCGGCCCTACCGGTGAAATCGGCCAAGCAGTCAACGACTGGGACACCGCATGGGCAAACGCAAACCTATTGTCTAACCAACGCTCCATCGCAATTGAGCACTCCAACTCTGCCGGTGCATCACAAGACTGGCCAATAGGGGAGAAAACCCTCGAAGAAGGAGCGCACCTTGTAGCCGCACTGTGCCGCTACTACGGATTAGGACGACCAGAATCCGGAAAGAATATCCGATTCCACTGCACCGAATCCGGTGGCGCTACTTCCTGCCCGTACCACCTACGACCAGGACACAAGTACCACGATTCATATATGAGCCGAGCACAGTGGTGGTACGACAACCCCGCAGGTGGACATACACAAAACACAATGGTTTCAAAGGAGAAGAAGAACATGAATGAGGCATACTCGCGTGACATCAAAGCACAGCTGACAGGAAGCGAAGACCTAGGACAGTACCCCGGCTGGGGTCAGCTGGGAGGTCGTACCATCGTTGATGCGTTGGGTGCGATTGGTGAAAAACTGGGAATGGATGGCTTTTACGATACAAAGGCAGGCAAATAATGACAGTTGAGTTTTGGAAAGATTTAGCTGAGCGTGCGATCAAGACATTTGCGCAGGCACTGCTTGCTGTGCTGGCTGTCGGGGTGCCGATATGGGAGCTGGACTGGTCAGGTGCTTTTGGCATTGCTGCTACGGCCACAGTGATTAGTGTTTTGACATCGATTGCCTCGATTAGTGTCGGTACTCAGGGGACTGCTAGTGCGGTGTCGTCTCCTGCAAGACACCGTAAGGAGTAGAACTGATGCCTATTGAGCATTTGCCTTCTCGTGTCCAGCCGACTGCCCGCCGTGTGCGGGCTTTTTTGATGACTGATTCCACGGCGTTGCTGCTGCTTGCTGTGGTGCAGCTGGCGGTCGGGACGTATTACTTGCCGCATGTGCTCGGTGATCCGCTGCATTGGGAGCGTCCTGTGGAGGCGATCATGCCGATCACTGCGTGGGCATGGGTCCACCTCGCGGTTGGTGGGCTATGCGCCGTTGCTGCGGTGACTGATAGGTGGCATGTGGATATCGTTGCTCTCGCTCTTGCGACTGGCCTCAACTTGTCGTGGGCTTTCGGGTTGCTTGCTGCGTCTGTAGAACACAATCAGTCAGTGCTATGGCTTGTTGGGATTCTTATTCTTGCCATGACTGCGGCCGTGATGTGGGCTGTGTGGCGGGGGAAACGTGGGGACATCCCTTTGGCTGAGGATCAGGGTGGGAGCCGATGAGTGCTATTGCTGCTGTGATTTCTGCTGTCGGTGGTCTGGTTACTGCGATTGGTGGCCTGTGGATCGCATGGGTGAAGCTCCGGTCTGATGTGCAGGCCGCAAAAGGGTCACGCATGGACAAGCTTGAGGAGCGCCTTGACCTGCTGCAGGAGCGTTATGACGCTGAGCGCTCGAAGCGGATCACTGCCGAGAACACAACGCACCGGCTGAAGCTGGCTTTGGTGACGCTGATCGATCATGTGGAGGCGATGCATGAGTGGGTGATGGGTGGTGCTACGCCTCCGCCGCCGACGACTCCTGATCTGACTGAGGCGAAAGCGCTTGTGGTGCGCTAAAACAGATTTTGACCTCCCTATCTTCACCATTGTGTGAGGGTAGGGGGTGTTTTGCGTTTCTAGCGCTCTTCGCCTGATTCACTTCCCCACGGGACACCTACTCATACACCGGCCGCTCACCCGCCCTAGTAATGATCAAATCGAGCGATTCGCAGCCAAGCGCCACAGCGGCAAGCTCCCGCAGCTGCCCAAGGTCGGGCCCCGTAGGGATCATAGAGACAAAAAGGTTGCGGAGTTCTGATGGGGTGCCGGTCCATGTCTCGTGGTCGGTGTGGATACTGATTTTACTGCTCATGCCTAGAGTGTAGGCGCGACCGCGATATGCATATAGGTGTATGTAGGTTGCGTATGTGCTTGGCACGGATTTGGCATGAAAGTCGGGCTTTGCAAAAGCTAAAGCCCTCTACCTGCGCGAATGTCTAAAATTCATGGATTCCCGGCAGCTCCACCACTAGGACGCTCATTTTGATACAAAGTGAGCGTCCTTTTTGTTTTGCCCGAACGGGTGGCGTTTTAGGGGTTAAGGGTCAAAAGGGGATGCGGACGGAATCTTGGAGGATTCCATTATGAACCGTTCCTACACCAACACGCAGAAGCGCACAGCACTGCGGGTCTACAAACGCACACAATCAGTGACTAAAACAGTCCGCGAACTCGGCTACCCAGGCAGATGGACCCTGTATAAATGGCTACGCGAGCCCAAAACCCCACCACAACCACGTAAACAAGCCAAAACCCTGACCCACTACCCATACGAAGTCAAACTTCGCGCAGTAGAACTTTTCCACAATGGTTGGCGACCAGCTGATATTGCCCAGGAATGCTGCCTGCACACTCACGCCAGCGTCTATGCTTGGGCGCAACGCTACCGT